AGGAAATAAAATGGAAACTTTAGTAGAAATGATGAAAAAAGTATTAGCAGATACTTTTGCTATGTACTTAAAATCACACAACTACCATTGGAATGTAGAAGGCTCAAATTTTCCACAATACCATGAATTCTTTGGAAATTTGTATGAAGAACTTCACGGCGCAGTTGACCCTATTGCCGAACAAATTAGAGCTCTAGATGCTTATGCTCCAGGCTCCCTCTCTAGATTCATGGAATTAACCGAAATACAGGATGAATTAAATGTACCTCTTGGTACCGACATGGCAAGAAAATTATTAAGTGATAATCAGATAGTAATGAATACTTTGAATATGACATTTAAACTTGCTGAGCAATTCGATCAACAAGGACTAATGGACTTTTTAGCAGGCAGAATTGATACTCACAGTAAACATGCTTGGATGTTGAGAAGTATTTCAAAATAAATGAATGACGGTTATCTTGGTAATGAACGATTAAAAAAAGTTGGTATAGAAATACAGTATACGGAAGAACAAGCCGTAGAATTAGCTCGTTGTATTGAAGATCCTGTATATTTTATAAGAACTTATGTTAAGATTGTAAACGTCGATAAAGGTCTTGTACCGTTTGATATGTGGCCATTTCAAGAAGAAATGGTCAAATCTTTTCACAGTAATCGTTTCTCGATTGCAAAAATGCCTCGACAGGTAGGTAAAACTACCACAACGGTTGGTTATATGTTGTGGTGTGTACTATTCCAAGAAGAATATTCCATTGCAATATTGGCCAACAAAGGTCAATTAGCACAAGAAATTTTATCCCGTATACAGAAGGCATACGAATATTTACCCATTTGGTTGCAACAGGGTATTATTGTTTGGAATAAAAGAAACATTGAACTAGAAAATGGATCTAAGATATATGCATATGCGACTTCTGCAGCTGGTGTTCGAGGTGGTTCTTACAATTTGATTTTCTTGGATGAATTTGCTTTCGTTCAACATAACATGGCATTAGATTTCTTTCAATCTACATACCCCGTTATCTCATCTGGACAAACATCTAAAGTTATTATTGTTTCTACTCCCAATGGACTCAATTTGTTTTACAAAATGTGGACAGATGCAATCGAAAAACGATCCACTTATGTTCCGGTCGAAGTTCATTGGTCGATGGTTCCAGGTCGAGATGAAAAGTGGAAAGAAGAAACGATACGTAATACTTCTGAAGAACAATTTAGGGTTGAGTTTGAAACTGAATTTATTGGTTCTTCAGCAACGTTGGTTTCTGGTGTAAAATTAAGGTCTCTGGCATTCTTCAATCCGATTGAGTCTGAAGAAGGTTTGGACATTTATCAAAAACCGCAACCAAATCGTCTTTATATTTGCACAGTAGATTGTTCTGAAGGTGTCGAAAGAGACTATTCGACAATTAATGTTATAGATGTTTCAGAAGTTCCATATAAACAGGTTGCCAAGTATCGTAACAATAAATTACCTTTGTTATTTTTCCCAACAGTAATCTATTCGTTGGCCAAAAAATATAATGAGGCTTTTGTATTAATTGAGACAAATAATGTAGGTCAACAAGTAGTTGACATTATGCACTACGATTTAGAATATGAGAACGTATACAAAATTGACCACCATCATATAAAAGGTCAAACAATTTCTGGCGGATTCAAACGATCTGCAAATTTTGGTGTCAAAACCACCAAAACGGTTAAAAAAATTGGTTGTGCTAACTTGAAAACTTTGGTAGAAAGTGATAAATTAATAATCAACGATTTTGATACCATTGCGGAGTTAAATACGTTCGTTCGACAAAAAGATAGTTATGCTGCTGAAGAAGGTAATAACGATGATTTGGTGATGGGTTTAGTTCTTTTTGCCTGGTTAACAGCACAATCTTATTTCAAAGAAGCGACAAATATCGATATTCGTAAGGTCTTACTGGAAGAAAATGATATGTTAGGTGAGGAACAATTATTACCAGTAGGTATTATTGATGATGGAAGACCAGAACCTGTTGTTGATTCTTCTGGTGAGATGTGGTCTGCCATAGAAGATAGAGGGTATATATCCTCAAGATTCTAAAAACATAAATAGACTATAAAAGAATTTATTCAGCCTGAAAAAAGGAGATTTAAAAATGGCTTTTCAACTATCACCAGGTGTGAATGTCTCAGAAGTTGATTTAACAACTGTTGTACCTTCTGTGGCTACTACTGTTGGTGGTTTTGCCGGTAATTTCAACTGGGGACCAGTGAATGAAGTTGTTACTATTAATAATGAGGTTCAACTAGTAGAGAGATTTGGTAAACCCGACAGCAATACATACACCTCTTTCTTCACTGCGGCAAACTTTTTATCTTATTCCAATGACCTTCGTGTTGTTCGTTCTGTTGGTTCTAACGCTAACAACGCCACAGTTGATGGTGTGGGTACCAGAGTTTTGAATAGAACCGATTATGAAGAACAATACGACCTCTATTCTATAACTGAAGGAGACGGAGATTTTCCAAAAATATTCTTATCGAAATATCCTGGAGTTTTAGGTAATTCATTAAAAGTATCAATGTGTGATGCTAACACCACACTATTGTCCACTTGGCAATATAGAAATGAATTTTCATCAAATGCTAGTACTTCACTTTTTGCTTCACAAAAAGGACTTACTAATGATGAAGTTCATATAGTTGTTATCGACCAAGACGGTTTAATTACTGGAAAAAAAGACACTGTATTGGAAAAATTCGGTTTTGTTTCTAAATTAAGACAAGCAAAAAATGATGACGGAACTTCAAACTATTATGCTGAAGTAATTAATACTAAATCAAAATGGATTTGGTGGGCAAGTCATCCACTTGCGGATTCAAATTGGGGTTTTGCTGACCTCTCTATGTACACCGATGGTGATGCATTAGATAATTTAGTACTCACAGATTATGTTTTATCTGGTGGTACAGATACAACTCCAACAGCAGGCAATATAAACACTTCTTATGATTTGTTTGACAATCCTGATTCCGTTGATGTTTCATTGATTATGACAGGATCGGTTGTAGGTGATACTGTACCTGATTATTTAATTTCTATGGCAGAAAATAGAAAAGATTGTTTAGTATTCTTATCGCCAGAACAATCAGATGTAGTGAACAATTCTGGAAATGAAGTTGCAGATATTGTATCGTTAAGAAACACATTTACTTCTTCTTCATTTGCTGTTATGGATTCAGGTTGGAAATACCAATATGACAAATATAATGATGTCTATCGTTGGATTCCATTGAATGGAGATATTGCTGGTCTTTGTGCTAGAACTGATATAGAAAGAGATCCATGGTTCTCACCAGCAGGATTTAACAGAGGTCAAATTAAAAACGTTGTAAAGTTATCTTGGAATCCTACAAAATCCGAAAGAGATAGTTTATATAGAAGTGGTATTAATCCTGTAGTAACATTCCCAGGAGAAGGTACTGTTTTATATGGCGATAAAACTTTATTATCTAGACCTTCCGCGTTTGATAGAATTAATGTTCGTCGTTTGTTTATTGTTCTTGAAAAATCTATTGCTAGAGCAGCTCGTTCATCGTTGTTTGAATTTAACGATGAGTTCACAAGAGCTCAGTTTGTAAACCTAGTAGAACCATTCTTGCGTGATGTTCAAGGTCGTCGTGGTATCTACGATTATCGTGTCGTTTGTGATACAACAAATAATACACCAGAAGTAATTGATCGTAACGAATTTGTTGGCGACATCTATATTAAACCAGCTCGTTCGATCAACTTCATTCAACTTAACTTTGTTGCAGTACGCACAGGCGTATCGTTCAATGAAGTGGTTGGATCATTCTAATAAATAGAGAGATAGGAGAAATTTAAATGGCATTTAACATTAACGAATTCCGCTCTCAGATGCAAGGAGATGGGGCAAGACCAAACCTCTTCGAGGTTACCATGCCCTTCCCTTCTTTTTCATCACCAGGAAATGCACAAACAAAATTAACGTTTATGTGTAAGACGGCACAATTACCAGGTTCAACTCTTGGTATTGTTCCTGTGCAATATTTTGGTCGTGAATTAAAATTTGCGGGCAATAGAACATTTGCTGATTGGACAATTACCGTTATTAATGATGAAGATTTTATTATTCGTAATGCGTTTGAAAGATGGATGAATGGCATTAATAGCCATAGTCTAAATGTTCGTACACCTTTAGCGCAAACACCTTCATCATATTCTGTAGATGGTGAAGTGAGACAGTTTGCAAAAAATGGTGATGTTTTGAAGAAGTATAAGTTTATTGGTTTATTCCCATCAGATATAACTCCAATCGATGTTGATTGGGGTGCTAATGATACAATTGAAGAATTTTCAGTGACTCTTACCTATCAGTGGTGGGAATCAGCTGAAGATGCTGTGGTTTGATAGAGAAAGAGCCATCGCTCTTTCTCCTTTTATAGGATTATAAATTTTGGCTATAAAATTATTTGGATTTACTTTAGGTAAAAAGGACATTGTTCAGGTCGAAAAACCTGAACAAGCTTCCTTTACACTTCCTACACAGGCATTAGATGATGGTGCCGTTACTATCACTAGTAATGCGTATTATGGCACTTATGTTGACCTAGAAGGTTCGATACGAAACGAATTAGAACTTATAACTCGTTATCGTGAGATGGCAAATCATCCAGAACTAGAAAAGGCAATTGACGAAATCGTCAACGAAGCAATTACATATTCTTCCGATAAAAAAGTTGTTGATATTAATCTTGACAAATTAAAAACAACTGAATCAATTAAGAAAAAAATAATAGAAGAATTTGATAAAGTACAGACTCTTCTAAACTTCTCTAATTTAGCTTCTGATTTATTCAAAAGATGGTACATCGATGGTAGAATGTACTATCACATTATAGTTAATGAAAAGAATCCTAAAGAAGGTATTCAAGAATTACGTTATATTGACCCAAGAAAAATTAGAAAAGTTCGTGAAGTAAAAACAGGTAGAGATCCAAAAACTGGAGCACAAGTAATTCTATCTACGGCTGAATACTATGTTTATAATGATAAAGGTACTACAACTCAAAATTACACCGCATCAACCAGTCCTGGTTTAAGAATATCTCCAGATTCAATCATCAATATTAATTCTGGTATAATGGATGCAAAAAATACTTTTGTAATTTCATTCTTACATAAAGTAATTAAGCCATTAAATCAACTTCGTATGATTGAAGATGCTGTAGTTATTTACCGTATTTCAAGAGCACCAGAACGTAGAATTTTTTACATTGACGTAGGTAACTTACCAAAAGGTAAAGCAGAACAATACCTACGTGATGTTATGGTTAAGTATCGTAACAAAATGGTGTATGATGCATCTACAGGTGAACTGCGTGATGATCGTAAACACATGTCAATGTTAGAAGATTTCTGGTTGCCTCGCCGTGAAGGTGGTAAAGGTACAGAGATCACTACATTACCAGCAGGTCAGAATTTGGGTGAACTAGAAGATGTGAAGTATTTCCAAAAGAAACTTCTTAACTCACTAAATGTACCGCTTTCCAGATTAGATGAACAAAGTGGTGGAGGGTTTGCTGGATTAGGAAGAAGTCAAGAAATTACCCGTGATGAATTAAAATTTGCAAAATTTATTCAAAGACTTCGTAATAAGTTTTCACAAATGTTTACTGAAGCTCTAGGGTTACAATTAATCTTAAAAGGTATTTGTACATCCGAAGAATGGAATGATTTTAAAGAGTTAATTATCTACGACTTTAAAAAAGATAATAACTTTACTGAACTAAGAGAATCTGAACTCTTACAAAACAGATTGCAAATGGTTGGTATGGTTGATCCTTACATTGGCAAATATTTTTCACACGAATTTGTAAAGAAGAAAATTCTTCAAATGACGGATGAAGAAATTTCTGACATGCAAAAACAAATAGATCAAGAAGATGAACAAGGTTTAGGTGGACCAACAATTGGTCAAGCCGAACCTCCACCTCCTTCACCAGATGAATACCCACCAGTAGATAATACTATTGACGATAGAAACTCCGAATCGCCAACTCCTGAGTTGGATGCAGAAACGGATAGGTATTCATCAATACTAAATAGACGATAATGGAGAAAATTATGAGCATTTCACAATTTATAGATGATGTTGTCGCTGGTAATGCATCGGCAGCAAAAGAAACTTTAAACGATATTCTTTCAGCAAAAGCTTTTGAGAATATCGACAACCAAAAGAAAGAACTTGCAAGGTCTCTTTTTGGTGGTAATCAAGAAGTAGAAACGCAAGATACGGAAGATACCGAAACCGAAACAACAGAATGAAATCTTTAAACGAGTTTAAAAACTTAGTAGAAGAAGAAAAGTCAGACTATTCAAAGTTTGATGTGTTAGTTCGAGCTGGTTTAGCAAACAAAGCTCAACTTCAAAGAATACATCGCATTTTAGATAAAATGCAGGATGATCGTCCTCAGTTTAATAATGCTGATAAGATGATTCTTCAAAACTTGTTTAATAAAATGGTAGATTTAATTACCAACAACAAACAAATATTCCAAAGAACTAAACAAGCTGTTCGTGAAGGTGTTATGGACACTTCCGATAGTAAATATACTTTAACATCTGATCCAGAAACAGGCAGACCAAAGTATGTAAAAACTAAAGCTCATAGAATAGTAATGACAAAAAATGCAGCTGAAGTTTCGGATACAAACAATAATATAAAAGAAGAAACTATTATTGAAGCAGATTCTAAAGCTTCAACAGAAGATCCTCCTGTTATGTTAATGTTAAAAAGAAAAGCAATTCGTATTTACCCAG